ATGGACCGCCACCGCTTCACCAACGAAGACCGCGAAGCCCTGATCGCGGACCTGGCCGGCAAGAACTTGGCCACGCGCCGCGCGCTGGTATTGGCGAAAGACCCGACCGCGCTGCGCGAAGTCTCCAATTCGGTCCTCGACTACCTCGCGCACGCCGCCGACCTCGGTGACCTGGTGCTGGGCTCGGTGGCGCCGTCGACCGCACGTTTCGTCGTCGGTAAGACCTTCCGCGACGTCGTGCACGCCGTGATGGCCGGCGAGGCCGAAGCGGACGCGATCGCCGAAGTCGAGCGCATGGAGCGCAACCGCGCCGAATCGGCAGAAGAGAACCGTATCGATCTGGCCGAGTGCGATCGGCTGATGCGCTGATCAATTAATCCGCTGCGCACTGGGCGCGGCATCCACCAAGGAGCAAGTCATGAAAGTCGAAACGTTGAAAGTTGAGCAGCGCCCGAGCTACGACACGGAGTACCCGAACCAGTTGGTTGGCACCGTGACACTCAAAGGTGACTTGGGCCAGCAGACGGTGAAGCTGTCGAACGGCGCACTGTCGAAGATTTTTGCAGTCATCGCCAACGAGGTCCAGGAGACCGCGCGCCGCAATGCCGATGCCGTGGTGCGCGGTATGCAGGATGCAGTCGATGAGCCGCTGCTGCTGGGCGCGCAAAACATTTCTCTGGACCGCCCGGCGATCCCGATGACGGACCCGTTCTAACCCGCGACCACCCAAGCGGCGCGCCTGGGACCAAACGCGCGCCTTGCCAATCTCCGGGTCAGGAAACAGGACTCCTTCTTCGGGAACAGGAGCGCTCGCACTGCGTCAGGTGCCGCCAGCCTGGGTTCTGCGCACAGGCCCGCAACGAGCGCGGTTAGAGCTCGCCACCCGGTGAAAGGCCGGGACCAACAACAACCGCCGGCAGCGCCGGCCAGAACGAGGAGCCCAAGAGATGAGCAAGGAAACTGGCGGGGCCGCATTCCCGCACGATGAACATCTGGATTCGTCGACCAGCATGATCCACGTCCCATCGCAGGGCATGACGCTGCGCGACTACTTCGCGGCGAAGGCGCTGCCGGCGATCTTGGCGCAAGAGGACAACGGAATTCAGGCATGGCAGCCAGATGCCACGGGCGGTAGCTCGATTACTGCTGCCGAGGCGTGGGCACGTGATGCATACAAGATCGCCGACGCCATGCTTGCGGAGCGTGCCAAATGACCGCCGCCCACATCACCCGCCGCCTGGTGCGTAAGCTCGCCAAGCCGCTGGCCCTGTACCTGGCCGACCTGAAGGTCGCCGAAGCCGAGGCCCAGGCCGACCACTACTGCGAACTGCGGTCCGACCTGGTCGTGATGGAGCTCGACATGCGCAAGCACGCCGTTCGGATGGCCGAGCGGCGGAACCAGATCGCAGGCTGGTGAACATGACCCCACTCGAAATCACGATGCTGCTGCGCCTGCACTGCCGCGCTGATCCGTTCGACGGCATGCCGTGGCAGGAAAAAGTGGCTCCGGCCATGGACGACGCATTCAAAGGGTTCATCGCGCGCGGGTTGCTTGCTGACGGCGTTGGCTTCCACGAAGTCTATTTCGCTGAAGCGCCAGGCCAGTACCTGAGCGAGAAAGGCCAGCAGCTGGTCAAGCGCCTGTGTGAGGTGCAGCCGTGATCCGCCACATCCGCACCCAGTACCAGCTGTCCCTGCGCGCCGGCTTCGGCCCGCGCAAGGCATTCACCCGCGCCGTGCGCACCTACCTGAAGGGCTTCTGACCATGAACGCAATCGTCGATCCGAGCGCCCACGATCGGACCAAATATATCGGCGGCAGCGACGTCGCCGCCATCCTCGGGGTCAGCCCCTGGCGAAATGTCGTTGACCTGTGGCTGGACAAGATTACGCCGCGCGCCGAGAACAGCCAGAACGCCGGCGCCAAGCGCCGCGGCGCGCGTATGGAGCCGTACATCCTCGACATGATCCGTGAGGAGCACGGCCTGGAGATCGTGGCCGCGAACAACCGCTATATCGATGCCGAGCTGCCGTACCTGGCAGCCGAGATCGACTTCGAGTACCGCGACCCGGAAACGGGCGCGATCGAGAACGGCGAGATCAAGACCGTGCACCCCTTCAAGGCGAAGGAGTGGGGCGAGAACGGCACCGACCAGCTGCCGCTGCACTACGTCGCCCAGGTGCAGCACGGTCTGGGCGTTCGCGCGGCGCGCCGATGCCGCGTCTTCGCGCTGATCGGCGACGACCTGAAGCCGTACGTGGTCGACCGCGACGACGAGCTGATCGAAGCCATGCGCGCGCGCGCCACCGAGTTCTGGACCAAGTACGTGCTGCCGAAGGTACAGCCTCCGCTCGACTACGAGCACAAGGACATCATCGAGACGCTGAAGCGCCTTTATCCCGGCACGGACGGCACGATCATCGACGCCACCCCGATGCATGAGCATTGGCGTGCGGTGATGAGCACCGCGGCCGAGATGCGCGACCACTATGAGGCCATCCTGGCTGGCGCCAAGGCCCACCTGCTGGCCGAGATGGGCAACGCCAGTGCGATCAAGTTCAACGACGGCATGGCGTTCACGCGCAAGGTCGTCAAGAAGAAAGCCTACACCGTCGAGTATGCCGCCAAGAGCTACGTCGACTTCCGTCTTGCACAACTCAAGGAGAACGCATAAATGAGCACTTCCCAACTGAAGGCGATTGCCACCGGCCAGGCTGGCAAGACCGAGAAGCCGAAGGACCTGGCGCAGCTGATGGCCAGCCCGGCCGTCCAGTCCCAGCTGAAGGTCGCGCTGCCGCGCCATATGACCGCCGAGCGCATGGCGCGCATCGCCACCACCGAGATGCGCAAGGTGCCGAAGCTGGCCCAGTGCGACCCGATGTCCTTCCTGGGCGCCGTGATCCAGTGCGCGCAGCTCGGCTTGGAGCCGGGCAACGCGTTGGGCCACGCCTACATCCTGCCGTTCGACAAGCGCCAGAAGGTGAACGGGCAGTGGCAGACCGTCTCCACCGAGGCGCAGGTGATCATCGGCTATCGCGGCATGATCGACCTGGCGCGCCGCAGCGGCCAGATCGTCAGCATCGAGGCGCGCGCCGTGTATGAGGGCGACGAGTTCGACTGCTCGCTGGGCCTGGAGTCGAAGCTGACGCACACCCCCGACTGGCAGAACCCGAACCGCTCGCAGCCGGACAAGCTGCGCTTCGTGTACGCGGTGGCGAAGCTGAAGGACGGCGGCATCCAGTTCGATGTCATGTCGCGCGCCGAGGTCGACGGCATCCGCGCGCGCAGTAAGTCAGCTGACAACGGGCCCTGGGTGACCGACTACGCCGCCATGGCCCTGAAGACGGTCGTGCGCCGCCTGTTCAAGTTCCTGCCGGTGTCGATCGAGATTCAGCAGGCCGTGACCCTGGACGAGCAGGCCGAGGCCGGTGTCAGCCAGCAGAACAGCGCGATCATCGACGGCAACTTCACCGAGGTCGACGCGCCGCTCGAGCTGGGTGCCGACCAAGCGCCGGCAGCAGCTGGCCAGGCCCAGGCGGGCGGGCAGCAGCAGACCGGCGCACCCGAAGTCGCGATCGACTACGACGTCATGTTCAGCCGCATCGCTCAATGCAACGACCTCGATGTGCTGGACATCCTGGTCGACGAGCTGCGCGCCATGGCGCCGGGCAACGAGCGCACGAAGCTCGAAGCGCTGGCTCTCGATCGCCGCGTCGAGCTGGGCGGCGCCGCGTAATGACCGGCCTGCGCCCCTGCCTCTGGACGGTCCTGCAATGTAAGCAGCAGGACTTCCAGCGCTTCCTCGGCGTCGACGGCGAGCAGGCCGCCGCACGCCGGGTGAAGGAACTGTGCGAAGTCGACACGCGCGCGCAGCTGGACCGCGACGCTGCCGCTGCTGCGCGCTGGGATGAGCGGATCCGCCGCGCTTTCCTCAACTATCAAAAGCAGCACCCCACCAACCACAACCAGGACCAGGAGATGTAAATCCATGTTCACCCTCGAAAAACAGCAGGTCAGCCTCGTGAAAGTATCGACGCCGATGGAAAACCACGGCAAGGACTACAAGCTGGCGTGCGTCCTCACCATTGAAGCTGTCGTTCCGAACAAGCACCTGAACACCTTCGGCCCGGGCCTGCGCGACGCGCTGTACCGGATGGCCGAAAAAAGCGACGACAGCGATCTGATCGCCGATCCGGAGCAGCCGACCGTGCTGCGCTTCCCGAAGATGTCGCCATTCGACTGGGAATGGGAAGGCACCGGCTACACCACGGTCGTGGATTATGGCCTGGGAGGTGAGAGCGACATTGTGCTGGGCGATGCCAAGGTCTACAGCTTCAGCATCAGCCCGATGGAAGGTGGCAGCGTAGCTGTCCGCTGCAACATCCTCGTGCACCCGGAAGAAGCCGACGTCGGAAAACTCTGCGCCAAGCAGAAGCAGAACATCGACCTGACGCTGACGCCGCCGCCGCCGGCTGACGTGTACGACCTGTTCAACGAAGAGAAGGCGGCCTGATCATGAGCGGCGCGTACACCCGCAGCGGCATCGTCGCCGGCGGCCACACCAGCGACCAGGTTGCGCTTCGCTCCGCAGCGATCGAGGACGTGCGCGCCCTGCTGAAGGACAAGCCGCAATCCTGCTTTGACCTCTCTGCCGCTCTGGGCATCCCTTCGAGCACGATCTACGGCTACCTGGCCACCCTGCAGGATATGGGTGAGGTCTACCAGATGGATGCGTTCGATGATCGTGGCCGGAAGACGTGGGCGATCGATAACGCTGCGCAGCAGGTAGCCACCGGCCGGGCCCAGGCGGAACACTCGCGCCGCGCGTGGATCGTGCCTGCGCGCCAAGTGGGCATGAAGCGAGATCCGCTGATCGAGGCGCTGTTCGGACCGGCGCCGGGAGCTGCAGCATGATCGCGCTCGACTGGACCGATGCGGCGACGGCCCTGCCGGACGACGACACCCTGGTGCTGATGGCCATCGATGGCGAGTCGTGGCCCGGCTACCGCGACGGCGACATTTGGCGCTATTCCGATGCGATGCCGATCACCGGCGAGCGCGTGACGCACTGGATGCACATGCCGCCGGCGCCTCTCGCGGGCAAGAACAACCCCCAAGGATAATAAGAATGCCACGCGACACCTTCACCCAAGAATTCACCCATTTCCACTTCTGCTGCGGCATCGGCGGCGGCGCCAAGGGCTTCAACAAGTCGAATCCGCGCGTCGGCAGCATGTTCGCGCGCTGGCGCTGCCTGGGCGGCGTCGACGTGTCGCCGGCAGCGATCCGCGACTTCGATCGCATCGCTGGCGTGCCAGGGACCGTAATGGACCTGTTCAGCCGCGGCCAGTACACCGCCTTCCATGGCAAGGAACCGCCGGCAGACTGGCGCGAGATGGGCCCGGTCGACATCCGGCGCGCCGCCGGCAACGAGCGGCCGAACGTGGTGTTCATCAGCAGCCCATGCAAGGGCGCCTCGGGCCTGCTGTCCGAGACGATGAGCCTGACCCCGAAATACCAGGCGCTGAACGAGCTGACCCTGCGCTGCATCTGGCTCATGGCCGAGGCCTGGGCCGATGATCCGGTTGACCTGATCGTGTTCGAAAACGTGCCGCGGCTGGCCACGCGCGGCCGGCACTTGCTGGACCAGATCAACCAGGTGCTGCAGCGCTACGGCTACGCCGTGGCCGAGACCACGCATGACTGCGGTGAGCTGGGCGGGCTAGCCCAGAGCCGCAAGCGCTTCCTGCTGGTGGCGCGCCACACCGAGAAGGTGCCGCCATTCCTGTACGAGCCGGAAAAAAAGCGCCTGCGCGCGGTCGGCGACGTGCTCGGTCGCATGCCGTTCCCGGGCGAGGCCACAGCCGGCCCGATGCATCGCATCCCCCGCCTGCAGTGGAAGACATGGGTGCGCCTGGCGTTCGTGGAGGCCGGCAGCGACTGGCGCAGTCTGAACCGTTTGGCCGTCGAGAACGGGCACCTGCGCGACTACCTGATCGTGCCAGAACGGCATGCCGGCCATCTGGGCGTGAACCGCTGGGATCAGGCATGCGGAACGGTGTCGTCGCGCGGCGGCCCGACCAATGGGGCATTCTCAGTTGCCGATCCGCGCCACATGGGGCCCGCCAAGCACAGCAACGAGCTTCGCGTCGGCGCCTGGAAAGAAGCCGCGCGCGTGGTCTCCAGTGCGCACGGTACCGGCCAATGCATCGCCGACCCACGTTTCGACCCGGGCAAGTATGACTGCGGCCAGTATGGTCTGTGCAGCTGGGACGAGACGATGGGCGCGGTCATCAACGTGAAAAGCCCCGGCCAGGGAATGTTCGCGGTGCAGGATCCACGGTCGACCAGCGCTTTCGACGGCGCCGGCAAGTACCAGGTCACGCCGTTCGACCAAGCCGCCGGCACGGTGATCGCCGCCAGCACCACCGGCCAGGGTGCCTTCGCCGTCGCCGACCCGCGCACCAGCTTGAACACCCGGCAGCAGGGCGACGCTTACCTGACCGGCGGCCATTACGGCGTGGTGCCGTGGGATTCGCCCAGCGGCGCCGTGAGCGCGGCCGCGCGCCAAGACAACGGCCGATGGTCGGTTGCGGATCCTCGCATCGAGGCGCTGCCGGCACCGGACCAGAAGACCGTCGCGATCATCCGTGCGCTCGACGGAACCTGGCACCGGCCATTCACCACGCTCGAGCTGGCGGCTCTGCAGTCGCTGATCGAGCCCGAGGAATACCTGCTGCTGGACGGGATGAGCGACAGCGTATGGCGCGAGCACATCGGCAACCTGGTGCCGCCCGACGCAGCAACCGCGATCGCGGAAGTCATGGGTACCACGCTGCTGCTCGCTGGCGCCGGTGAGACCTTCGTGCTGAGCGCAACGCCGATCTGGGTGCGTAACGTCGCGCTGGCCCTGACGTTGCCCTCGGCGTGACGTGCCAAATCTGGCACTTTTTGAAAGGACGACATGAACAAAAACACCGACATCCTGCACGAAGCGAAGCGCCTGCGCCTGCTGGCCGCCGCGCTCGAGCTGCAGCACTACACCAGCACCGCAGCCAACCTGGTGCGCATCCCTGGCGGCGATCGGGTGATCGTGGTCGGTACGCCGTCCCAGGTAGTACGGCTGCTTGAGGCTGCGCCGGCGCCGGTCGAGGCCCACCACCACAGCGAAGGCGGCCACCATGATTGAACGTAAAGCGGACCGCCGCAAAGGCGTCTCGTCGTATTTCACGAGCCCGCAACACGATCGGCGTCGGCCAGCGTTCGAACGGCGCGGGACGGTACCTCAGACCCCGCCGCTGACGCCAGAACAGCAGCTGTTCGGTGAGCGCCGGATACTGCCGAATGCAGGATTGGAATAGAAAGGAAACTTGATGGAAACGAACTACAACCTGCCGGCGACCGGCTTCCTGCGCGAGCGCGACCTGATCGGCAGTGCAGAAGCCCGCGGCCCAATCCCGTTCTCGCACGCGACCCTCTGGAGAAAAGTGAAAGCGAACCAATTCCCGGCACCCGTCAAACTGTCGGTCGGGATCACGGCCTGGCGCGTCGAGGACGTTCGCGCATGGATTGCGAAGCACGCCTAACCCAGCCCTGACAAGTGTTGGTATTTTTGTTGGTATGCAGTCGCCGAAGAATCAGAAAACTTAGCATTTATGCGCCCTCTGGCCGATTTAGCGATTCCGGCCGGAGGCACCACCCACTCATCCGTAGTAATCCAGTAACGTCCATGAAACCGCGTTTTTCCCTCTGGGAACGCGGTTTTTTTGTGCGCCCAAGTCTGAGCTCGTCCGTCTCCAGCCCCGTTTTTTAATCCATATTTCTCCATATGGATAAAAAACGCCAACCGTCATGGATTTTAAAAATGCCGAAAATATGCACCCCTCTGTCGGACACAGCTGTTCGGAACGCCAAACCCAAGGACAAGAGCTATACCTTGGGCGACGGTGAAGGCATGTATCTCGAAGTCATGCCGAACGGAACAAAATTCTGGCGCATGGCCTACAGGCAGCCGAACGGCAAGAATAACCGGCTGACCTTTGGGAAGTATCCGATCGTGACGCTTGCCGAAGCCCGCACCAGGCGGCTTGCGGCTCGCCGGCTGCTGGACCAGGGGATCGACCCCGGAATGGTCAAGCGTGAAGAGAAGGAGGCCAAGGCAACGGCAGCGCAACATACCTTCGAGGGTGTGGCCCGCGCCTGGCTGGCCAAGACTGCGCCAAGCCGGGCCGCCAGCACCCAGCAGAAGAACACCGCCTGGCTCGAAGCGAACGTCTTCCCAGTCATCGGCTCCCTTCCGATCTCCACCATCAGACCCAAGGACGTGCTTTCTGCGCTTCGCCGGATCGAGGCGCGAGGCGCGATCGAGTCCGCGCACAAGATCAAGCAGCTGTGCGGCCAGGTATTCCGGTTCGCAGTCGCCAGCGGACTCGCTGACCGCGACGTCACCACGGATCTGCGAGGTGCGCTCTCCGTGGTGCCGGAAGCGCACTACGCCGCCATCACCGAGCCGGAACAGGCTGCCCAACTGCTGCGCGCCATTGACGCTTACCACGGCCATGCCTACGCCAGTTTCGCGCTCAAGCTGGCGCCGCTGGTATTCGTTCGCCCTGGAGAGCTGCGCGCCGCCGAGTGGTCCGAGATCGACCTCGACGCAGCCGAGTGGCGCATCCCTGGCGCCAAGATGAAGATGAGACAGGACCACATCGTGCCGCTGGCAACGCAAGCTGTCGCAGTGCTACGGGAGCTTCATGCGATGACAGGAAACGGCAAGTTCGTGTTCCCCAGCGTCCGCACGCGCGAGCGCTGCATGAGCGAGAACACGGTCAACGCGGCCTTGCGTGCCATGGGCTACGGTAAGGAGATGATGACCGGCCACGGGTTCCGGGCGATGGCGCGCACGGCGCGCGCGAACGGATGCGGCGCGATTCGTCGCCTTCATGCAGCCCCTATGGCTTCCAGGTACGGACGCATGACGTTCGCTACCCTGCAAATTTCGGCGTAG